CATATTCCTGAATATCAAGAGTTCTATCAGAAGAAATTTGCTGAAGTAACTACACATCAGCACAAACGAGCACTCGCGCTAACATCTCGTAAACTTATTCGTATGATTTTTGGATTGCTGGCTAAAAATCAGCTCTACTCTTCAAATAGAGTAGATTAATCTATATAAATTATACGAACATACTTTCTCATTGGACTGTATGTTTATTAAGGTTACCCATTTTTAAAGAAATCATTTGATTTTCTTTTCATTTTGTTCTTGACATATTACCAAATTGCTTTTTTTCAGTTTCCAATCCATTACCTTTAACATCTGATACAGTGGCTTTCTCATTCATAGGAAATGTCACCAGTGAAACCTCTTTAATATCAATATCATTAAGATTTCTTACATTATTACCATTTACTTTTTCATAGTCGTAAGCTAAAGTGCTGTAGCCAATTGATAGTTTTAATAATCCTTTTTTTAGTAATGCATAAGCTTCTGCAGCTTTCGGAATCATATATTGGTTACCTTCATCTTTATCTAATATTAATTTGCCATTAGCTTGAATTCCTTGTTTTATATCTGATAATAGTAAACTTCCTAACACTTGTTTTGTGTCATGTTGCCACAGCATAGGTACTCTTTTGTTATTATTTCTTTTACCTACAGTTGGTTTTACCCTATCCAACCCATCATCTATATTGTTATAAGGTGAAGCTAATCCTACAAACGTACCTTGTTCACTATCTGCCTTTACCTCAATCTCACAACTTTTATATTCTAACCCCAAGGAATTACCTCCCTTCATTGTTCGTTAAACTGTTAAATATACTATACCATACTTAAAAAAAATTGCAGAAAATAGAAAAACCGTAGCTTTTCAACCACGGTTTTATTACATAAACTCTATAAAACTTTTATATCTATTTTCTTTATGTATTATATTTAAAGCTTTTATTATTTCATTTTGCTCCAATTCATTAAATTCTTGAATTTTCTCTTTTGATATTAGTTTTCTAAATTCTGATGCTTTTAAATATAATTTTTTTGCTTGTTCTATATCTTTCAAATCATATTCAAAGGGCTCATTTCTACCGCATAAAACATTATTTAATTGATTAATCCTTCTATCAATAATTTCTAATAGATTGTTTTGTAACTTATATGCATTCTCTTTTATCATTTCATCAATAATAAAATCCTTAATAGTTGTTTTATGCTGCTTATTTTCTTTTTCAATATTATCATGTTTTATTTCTTCAACCGGTTCAAATTCTGACTTTGTTTTTATTTCAAATTCATATATTAGTATTTCATTTACTGCTAAAGACTTCTTTGTTGAGTAATGAATAATATTTTCACCATCCCATATAACTAAACCTTTAAATGAATTTTTGATATAAAATGGGCAATTTTCTATTATTTTGCCTTTGTTGATCAATTTTAACAATTCAATACCTTTCATTCTTTCTATACGCTCCTAGCATTCAAATTCTTGTTCATAATATTTCTCGGCCTGTTTATATGTAATGCTTCTTTCTATTGCTAAGTCAGCAATAAATCTAGCTTTTGCATCTTCTTTTACCTCAGTATATATTTCATTTATCATAACTAGCCCCCTTATTTTAAAAGTATTCTTTTAATTTATTCTAAAATATAAGCTACAGGGAATATCATCATTGAGCCCCATGCTATTCCGTATGTAATCTTTGTTTTAAAGTCATAATCCTCACCATTAAGCACCCTATATAACAAGCAAAGTATTATAAATATCTGATAAATTGCTAAAACCTTCACTCTATTTCAAATCCTCTCCTTCTTGCAATATTTACAAGATCATTTCCTGTAATATTAGGACAAAATTCTCCTGGTTTAATAATCTGTATCCTTCCAAACCAACTCTTAAGCTTCTGCCTAGTTATCCTAAGTTCTAATTTTCCCATCATAACATCAATATCAAGTTCAGCTATTACCGCTGCTTCTTCTTCTTGTGTGTATTCAATTTCATCCATATCATAATCATTCATATCTACTGGTGGCTTTTTCATACGACCACTCCCGTACTATAATAAATATACAAAATCTTTATTTGATTTGTGTGTCCTCTGGTTGGAATTAGAGGACACTTTTGCTTTATCCATAACATCAATACCTCTCTCAATCCCAAAATGTTCTATAATAAAGCAATTCCCAAGATCGTGAAAATCTCTGAATTCCTCATTTCTTTTCTTTTGTTCAAGTTCCCTGCCTAGTTCTAAATGCTGATCTAATCCTTTGTATGGAATAGCTTCTAGTCTAAGCACTTTTAACGCCTCCTCTATTTATTTTTAAATGACATAGCAATTATATAGTCTTTAGTAAAATTAAAAGCTTGTGTATCATTAAACCCTACTTTCCTATACTCTTCATAAACCTGTAGGGAGAACTTAGCTATCTCTGGTAAATAATCTACCATACATCTTATTGCTTCTTTAAATTCTGCAACTTTTACCGCTTGTTCTGCTTGTTTATTTACATCCAACTGTATCCCTCCTATATTTTTCTTTGATTGCATCTATAACAAAATCTTTAAGATTTACACCTTTGTCAAAACAATACTTTCTTATCTCTGCGTGAAATTCTTTTGTCGTATCAGCTACAAAACGTTTTGGTTCTGGTATTTCTCTTTTCTTCAAGACATAGCCCTCCTGTATATTTAGTAATTACATCATATCACACTTTTGTACTATATTCAATTATTATAATTAAATAACGAACATAACTATGTTAGTTTTTAAGATATTCTCTTGTATGCATGTTTAATGTTTTCATCATTAAGAGCAGCGTAAATCAGAGTTGTCTGAGGTGTCTCGTGGCCCATGATGTGTTGTAATACTGTTATGTCCATGCCTGCATTAAGGCTGTGCGTAGCAAAGGTATGACGCATTAAGTGAGGGAAAATTGATTTTTCGAATCCGGCTCTAGTTGCTATCTTTTTTAATTCTCTTTGTATAGATCGTCCACCCATTCTAGCGAAAGGATATTTACTAGCAGTAAATAGAGCAGGAGTATCACCTTTTCGTTCTTTCAAATAATTTTGTAAAAGAATTTTAGTTTTTATATTAAAGTATATTTTTCTCTCCTTATCTCCCTTACCTATTACATGAAGAGATTTCTCGTGCCAATCAATATCGCTTATATTTATATTAATTAATTCTGAAAGTCTGGCTCCTGAACTTACCAAAAACTCTACCAATGCCTTTTCACGCTTCGTTACGCATGCTTGTCTCAATAATTCAGTTTCTTCACCAGTAAGTGCATCTCTTAATCGCTTAGGTTCCTTTGTGTTCTTAATCTTTATCATTGGATTTTTAGGTATATATTCTTCTTGAAAGAGCCAACTAAAAAATGATTTTAGAATTGTTATTTGTCCATTGACACTGCTTTGTTTAAGATTTTTACATCTCGCAGCTAGATACATCCTTAAATCCATAGTAGTTATTGCAGCAAGTGGTTTAACCAGATGGCTTGCGAATATCAATAATTGATAATTATAATTTTTTAATGTTTTTTCACTTAAACCGTCAAGTCTTTTAGTTGCCAAGTAAATCTGTAGTTTCTCTTCTATGTCACTTGATACTAAAGCTGTCTCAGTTGGTGTAACATCATATTTGTATAGAACCTCTTCTACTATACCCCTAGCCTTTATTTGGTCCATCTCTGGAAACTCTAATGATAGTTTTCCTATTATTTTAATTACTACTTCATCTTTACTACTTGCTGAATACATACCTAAATCCCCCTTATATCATTTATTTTTCATTAGGGTAGAATTTTATAAATCTACCCTAATTTTTTAAATATGAACTACTTTTTATTTTTAACGAAATAACGAACAAAATCCTAGAATGGGATATCTCCGTCGTCCACTGGTGTTATATCTTCACCATAGTTATCACCACTGCTTTGATTACTTTGAGTTTGATTATTATTTTTACCATCTAAAAATTCAATTCCATTGTAAGCATCTGCTATTACTTCAGTAACATATCTCTTAGTGCCATCTTTAGCATCATAGCTTCGTGTTGAAATTCTTCCTTGAACTAATACCTTACTGCCTTTTTTAGTGTTGTTTGCCACCGCTTCTGCCGTCTTATTCCAAACAACTACAGGAATAAAGGCTGTTTCTTTATTGTCACCATATCCGCTATCTACAGCTAGAGTAAAGTTGGCAACTGCTTTCCCACTTCCTTGAGTAAATGAAAGTTCTGCATCCTTGGTTAATCTTCCAGTTAAAATTGTCTTATTCATACGAAGTTCTCCTTTTATTTATTATCTTTTATAACTATTCTCATTATTTAATCTCTTTTCCAACTCAATATACAGTTTGTTTTTGTACTTGGAATTACTAACGAGCCTAATAGCACTCTTTAGCAAGAATGTTGATTTAGGTATTCTTTCCTGTTCCATAAGCCTTATTAGCATATGACATGTATCCATTACACTTTGCTTATTTTTGCCTATAGTAGTGAAGTGGCTATGATGTTTTTTAGATGCATTAGTATTTGCAATCAATAGATATGTTCCGTAATCATAAATCCTGTATATTTTTCTCACATCCTTTGCTTGTTAGAATATCCAAGGTATGTTATGTAGAAACCATGTAAAAACTCCTTTTTGTTGTTTATAGTTTGTCTTTCTTTTCATCTATTCACTCACTCCTAACCGTATAACTCTTTAACTTCATTTATCTTTCCACAAGTCATTTTGCTTTCTGGACATATGCCGCATAAACAGGATGGTCCAGCGTAATTAAAAATCATAGGAGCTATCTCTTTAACTAACTTCAACATTTCATCCGCCAGTGCTTTTATTTCCCATTGAGCTCTATTGCAACATCTATGTTTAAAGAAATTCATCAATACCCTGGCATTCATTGTAAACATTATTCTAGTTTCACATGCATTAGGGAATGCATATCTAGCATCTTCTATAGCTTCTTTCTCGCTTCTTCCGCTAGCTATTAATCCATAAACCAACTCATCATAGGTTCTTTGAGAATTTATCATATGTTGAATATACACATTTTTCAAGTAGCTATCCTTTGCTATCTCAGGTGGTATTATATATTTAAATTGATTTAACCTCACATACCTTTGGCTTTGCTGTGAATATGAAGCTATTCTGTGTCTTACTAGTTGATGACTTAGGCTTCTAGAAACTCCTTCAACCGCAAAAGTAAAGCTTACATGTTCTATAGGTGATTCGTGTCCCATTTCAACTAACATTTTTAAAAACTTCTCTACATTGTCAGGTGTCTGTTTTTGAAGTAAACTATCTATATCTGTTGGTGAATAGCATAGTTTAGCTGCACTTGCTATTACTCTCTCAGGATTTGGTGTATGTTCAACTATTTTTACATTCATTTATCTACTCCTCCTCTTACCTTTCTTTATTCTTCTATTGCTATAATATCTAAGTCTTAAATAAAACTCTTTCCATGCCAACTCTGCTGTCTTTATATCATCTTTATCTGTCATATAGGCATGATCTGTAAAATCCCTGCTCCAATTACCTATTTTTAAAATTTGAGTACCATATACTGAGTTATTTGCATACTTACCACAGTAAGTGCATTCTTCTATAGTTTCAACTATTCCTCTATCATCGTAATAATTTTTAATTCTTAATTTCTTTCCACATAATGGACAATTCATTTTCCTACCTCCACAACATTGCATTCCATCTTAACTTTTATTCCTTCCTCTGATTTTTTCCAAGATGCATAAGTTAAAAACTTATATTTATCCTCATCGTACTTCTTTTGTGCCGCTTTTATTACTCTTACTTTAAGTTCTTCTATCGCTATAAGAAATTCGATGTGCATCTGTTTGATTTTCTTGCTTCTAGTGATTGTGTCTATTATTTTTGTCATTAATAGTTCCTTCCATATTAATTAAGTTGTTTAATTAGCGCATTATTGCCATATATAAATTAATAAATTTTTTCTCATGCTATCTTACAAACTACTTGCCAATATGCTTGTAATAAATCATTACCCAACTCATTAAATTCCCTGTAAAACTCTGTGTTGTTATATTCTTCTTTGTTTCCTTCTGTAAATTTAAATAAAGTAATTTGATATCCTTCATCACCAATATTTGTAGATATTTTGCTTTCTGTCTTTTCTTCTATAAATTTTCTGAGCTGCCCCTCAGTTAGCAATGGAACTACATTAGGATCATGTATAGAGCTCCAGCATACGCATTTACCTAAGTAAAATACTCTACCAACATTAATATTATCTTTTCTAGTATCCATTACTGAATCTACCCATAAAACCGTATCTTCTTCTATTAATTTAACCCAGTCATGCACATTTAGATTATCTTCTAGCCAAGTTTTAAATGCATCTTGCACCTTATTGGGCTGTTTTAAAAATTCCTCTGAATTTATATATTCCATTAATTCCCCTCCTTATTTCTATCCAATAACTCTATAAGCATATCTATATCAACTATTTTCATACTTCTTATATTTGTAAAACCTCTAGGACAACTAGCTAATACATTGTTTGCATCTACTTCTAACTCATTAATTAATCTTTCTTCTTCAGATTCCCATGATAAAGGAGTAAATATAGTTTGACCTTTTAATTTGTCCTTACAATAGATATAAGTTCCCTTCCCTAGATCACCGAATAAACCATAAACTTTCCAATCACATATTTTAGCTCGTTTCTTTTTAGTAGCCTTTTGTATCTCTAAGCCGCTATTACATTCATACGGATCAGTGCTTATACCACCACAAGCCGGACAACGGAATTTCTTTTCACCTATAGCTTTTAATAAATCATCTGTAGTATTAAAAACTCTTACTTTATCTCCTTTAATTTCAGGTTGATTGCAATCTTGATAGTAATTCATATACCAGTAATTTCTATTAACTTCCCATGAATTAAGGACCTCTTCCCAAGCTAATCCCAGCTTATCTGCATAATGTTTAGCTCTATCTATCACCCATTTGAATTTATCACAATACTTATGGCTGCATTCTGATACATGTCTGCAAACCGTATCTCCATACTTTTTCATATCTCCTTCGGCTGGTTCATATCTATAAAATTCATGATTACACCCATCATGATTAAAACATCCTTCACCTTCATTACAATCTTTTAATACAGCTTCCTTCAAACTTTCATAACCTGTCAATTTAACATTTCCCTTTTCCATTTTATATATCCCCCTTAAATCTTCTATTCTTCTAATAGTTCATCCCAATTAACATTTTGCAATATCTTATATAATCTTTCTACTTGCGGACTTCTCCATGCTGTCATTGCGTATGGATGTGCTGTTTTATTATAATGATGTTGATTAGCTTTAATATGTTTCTTGCACTCTCTTAAAGTTAAAAACATTGTATTTTGAGCTATTTCTTCTCTTTCTCTATAATTACAAATAGAATATCTGCCAGCATCATATTCTTCTAAAAACCCTCTTATTTCTGATATATCATCAATAAAGTATTCATTTTCATCTTCACAAACTATTTCAAGAAAACCATTATCATACTCACATTTAACTATCACTTCGAAATTTTCTTTTAACCAATCAACTAAGTTTTCTAATTCACCTTCAAATACACTTTCAGCTGCTTCTGCATCATAAATACCAATTCCAGCTACATCATCTTCAACCCAATAATCCTTTACAGTTTGCATAACTACCCAAAATCTAGGATCCGCTTGACAAACTGTATTTTGAGTTAACATTTCATTTTGAAGCTCTTTTAAAAACTCTGTATCATTTTTATCTATTTTAATTCACCCTTTCTACTCATAATCATTACGTATAATACTCATTGTACTGCAACCTTATTTAACTCTTACTCTAGCTTTCATCCCATCACTTAAAGCAAAATGCCCTTCATCATAGTTGTAAAAATAATACCCACCATATTTATCTGAATGTTCTATTCTGCCATCATTCCATTCACCTGAACCTGTATTATAAACTTCTACTGGGTGGCCGCAAGTCAACTCTGTTCCTTTTAATTCATATCTGCCATTAGAATTTAATTCTAAATACCCTATTTTAGTATCTTTTGAATAATGCTCTACAGTATTTATAAAATCTTGAATATTGGATATAAACCCCTCAACTGCCTTGCAGCCTTTGTTATCTTCAAAAGTTCCAGTCTTAGCATTATCATATATGCCATTTATTTTACTTAAAGCATCCTTTGCAATGCTTACAGCCTTTATATAATCCTTATCCACGTTAACCCTCCAATTTTATTAAAATTCCAAATCACTTCTTTTCATAAGCATTGATATACAAATCTAATGCATCTCTTATATGCTCTGATTGAGTTTTCCCTTCTGCTAATCCTCTTTGCTTTTTACCTTTATCAACGCTATTTTTATCTAGCCACTCTCTTTGATCTTTTGTAAAATAGCATAAAACCTTTACCAAGTTTTCACCTCTTTTGCTGATTTCTCTCCACTCTGCTTTAACCGGACTTGTGACCGTCACCTGCCAAGGCGGTAGCATTAGAGAGTGAGGTTTTACACCTCATAGCCATGATATCTGTATCCTGGTGGTAGTAGTCTATTCATCCTCTCCACACCTGCAAATCCGTCCTGTGGAGTTCCTATTGTTTTAGGTATAAGCATTTCTGAAAATTCGTCATAGCAATCTCCTATTGTTATAACTGATAAAATCATTTCCTCAATCCTCATTTCTGTTCGTTATTTAAGTATATTATAATATATGTATATCACTTTGTAAACAATTATCGAACAAATTATTTTATTTTTTAACTTTATAACGAACAAGCTAGTAAATTAATTACTAGCTTTTAGATATACTTTATTATTCAAAATATAAAACGCATCTGCATCTTATGGTTTCTCTCGCAGGTGCTCTACTATCCCCCGGATGTCCTAAACCTGATTTAAAATCTTGATCTATTTTAATCTTTTTATTATTCAATGCTTTATGAGTATCCCGTACATGACCATCGCCAGCTGTAATCCATGTCTTGTATTTAAATCCACTAGCTTGTGCCGTCATAAAATTGCCCTTAGAGAACGAATTGTGAATTTCTGTCTCCGATATTAAAACCGCTCTTGATTTAGAATATTCCGATATCTGGCTTGCTAACTCTTCTGCTATCTGGCTAGTGCTACACCCTGCACGTAAGCCTTCTCTTATTAATCTTCTAGTTAAGCCTTTTGTGGTATCATTCACTTGGGTTACCTTTAAGGCTCCATATTTTTCAAGCCAGTCTAAATAATCTTGCCTTATAATATCAAATAGAGTTCCATCCTCAGGTTTTGTAAACTGAATCAAATTAAAATACTCATTTCCTGCTTCACCACTTGCAATCCACAAAGGTTCTAATTCTTTAATCATGCTTTCCTGTAATCCATCTACAGAATAAGATATTGCTAATGTAATTTCGTTTGCTAACTTTTCTCCTTCTTCCTCACTCATGCCTTTATTGTCATTTTTTTTTTCTTTCATATGCTTCAAGAAAGCTTTTTTAATCGCATCAGCTTGGGCAAGTAGTATCTTCGTTATTTTAACTTTAAATCTTTTTTCTACCATCAATACAGCTCTATCATACCCTTGAAGTATTCTTTTATTCCTTTTAGCTTTTTTATCTTCCTCCTTTCTCTCTAGTATAGAAAATTTTCCAGGGATTTATTTTCTTCTTGAGTTTGTGAGTTATTTAGAGGTTGTTTACTTGTTTCATCTTCAATTGATATCAAATTCATTGGGAGATAGACTTTTCCATCTACAATTGCATAGCTTCCTTCTGGTGCTATTATATCTCCACCTTCAATTGGCTCTACTCCTCTTTTTGCACGTTTTTCGTTTATAGTAAGATCCTTAGCGTTATTTATGCTTTCATTAAGTTCTTTCAAGTCTTCTTGTAGTGCTGGAACCTTACTAGAATCTATCGTTAGATATTCACCTTCTTTCAATCCAAGGAATGGCCCTAGAGAATCTGCTAATTCTAGCATTAAAGGTATTGCTAAATTATTATAAAGTGATTTCATAGCCTCTTTTTTATTGTTATAACTGCTATTTTCATTTATCCCAACAACTATCGGATCAAGACCCATTCCTATAATTATATCAGTCATTACAGACATTTTTCCTTGTGTCCAATCCATATCCTTTGGCGTAGTACTTGTAGGAAAAAATTTCATTCCACCCTCCAGAAGCATTATTTTTCCTACTTTTTCTTTACCACCGTATCTATTTTGAATTTGAGCTTTAGCTCTATCAAACTGTTTGTCAGATAAAGAGGTATTAGTATCTGTAGCAATTACGCCGCTTAAGTTTGTTCCATTCTCTAAAAGAGACATATTCCACGATAGTAAGCTATTAAGAAGGTCTCCGTTTTTTAAGACCGGCTGTAATGGGCTGGCTCCATGTCCTAATCCATCCCATTCATCATTAACATTTAAGTTTTTCCATAACATAAAATTTTCTGGATTTATCGGTTGTTCCATACTCGCATTATAAATTATATTCTGATAAGGCTGGTCAACATCTCCTGTACTTTTAAATTTGATTTTATCTGGTCTGTAAGCATTTAATCTTAGTGCTTTTCCTCCTGCTGTTATCTTAACAAATGGGCACTCCCCACCTATGTAATAAAAAGCTACTGCTCTTTTTATAAGTTCTGCTTGCCCATATAAAGGATTGGGTTTTTCTATTAATTGTTGCACCGGATGATTCTTTATCTCTTCTTCCTCACCTTTAGAATTGTATTTCATAACCTTCCAGTCTAATGATACACAAGATCTTATAATCTCCTGCAAACATCTATATATAATATAATTTCCCATATATCCATCTTTAGCAATCGAAGTATACTTAACATCTGTATACTTAGGACTACTTGCTTTTACTCTTGCAATAGTTGGATATATATTGTCTTGATTGTTTGACGTTCCTTTTAATTCAAATAGTCTTGAAAACATTCCCATTACTTCACCAGCTTTCTATAATATCTATATAAAAATAGAATTTTCCCATGATAAAAGACTATATAAATTAATTATATAGTCTTTCTTAAAACCTCGCTTAATCTACCTACTTTATTGGTGATGGCAATTTAGATATAAACTTAGCCCAACCTCCTTCATATTTTATTAAATTAAGACTATGATATCTCTTTAGATTTAGCAAATCCTCTAATGTATATGGATCAAGCTCCTCTTTTAATTCCTTAAAGTTATCTTTGTCGCAGCCACTTATTAGCATGTAACTACTATTAGCAGCCTTTAACTCATTTCTTATGATAGATATTTGCCCTAGATAGTGACATGATATAATTGGCTTACCACCAAACTTAGCTATCTGACTTAGTTTGCTTCTTAAAAATTCCTGGCAATTAGGTACCTGATATAATTCATCAAATACTATATTCACTTCTACCCTATCCCCTTCTTTAGGTATATTCCATTTTCTAACTTGTAAACCTCCCCATATCTTTGTAAGCCAATAAGTACAATAAATATCTTTTTCTTGTTCTGTAGAAAACATTACTTCTGGCATACGAATACATATAAGCTGAGGTTTCTGCATTTCTTCAACTAGATTGATATTGCTTGAGCAGTCTTTCTTTAACATTAGCTCCATGTAAGCATTTTGTTTAAGTTTATTTACCCTATTAAGTATTCCTTGGACATTACTCAGTCTGGTACCTACAATCTCTGATGGGTTATCTTTGGTGGCTTTACTCCATTCATCTAACTCTTCCAAAGCCATTACGTATTCCTGTAAATTTTCTATTTGTTCTTCCGGAATTAATTTAATATATTTATGTCTTGAGATATGATTTTGTAGAATGTCGAAAACATCTTTGATAGGACCATTATTAATAAATACTGCTAGTGCCGCAGCTTCTAAATATCTTTCCATTCTGGCTTTTAAATCACTTTCCCCACCATTAACAGAATTTATCAATGTCATTAGTTGACTGGTTTTCGTTTTAGCACATCTGTACAATTCAAAAGGGTTATCACTCTTGGGACTAATCTCATTATACCCAAGTCCTTGTATTGTATTAAAATCACTACAATCTATATTTAATACCTTATCTACTGCTGTGCTAACTTCATCACTTAGATCACAGTTTCCACAAAAATCAAATAGTATTGTACATTTACCAGCATTCACTGCATCTCTAGCTAAATTACTTATTAATGTAGTTTTCCCTGCTCTTGTTGGTCCAATAAGACAAAGAGTAAGGTTTTTAAAATCTTTATCTGTTGATAGATATGCCTTTTGTTCCTGGCCTTTGTATGTTACACCACCTATACATATTTTTCCTTTCTGAAGCTCCGGCGGTACCGGACTCTCCAGAACATCAACTTTTTTAATAATACTATATTTCTTTAATAAATCACGTCCTGGTATCTCAATTAGATTTTGGCATTCATCTATACTCATTTTATTTACATCAACCTTTCTAACTGTAAAATCTGTAGGATTAAATTCTGTTTTAACTCTTTTGTATTTTAGTTCATTATCACCAGATATAGTATTATAACTTCCAGCTACAGCTGCCGCATTACTTTTCATATTATTTTTATCTTTTGATTCGCTCATAACAAGTATTTGCGTATTTAAAACTGCAGCTTCCTTTTTATCTACTGTAGCCTTACTTGGTTTCTTTATATCATCTAGCATTAGCGAAGTGATTGCTACCTCGGCTAATGTTACCTTATCTTTTCCTTTACCGCCTAAAAATTCTACAATTGTAGTTAAAAAATCACTTAATAATTCAATAGCATATGTGAAGCCAGTCTTTGCTATATATACTAAATTAAATTTTTCTCTATCTATAGGTTGCCTTTCTCTTATGCTTTTTAATGTTCTATCATAGTCTTTTCTCCAGCTTCTCTGGCTTGTAGGTATAAAGTTATAGAAAACCCCTACCCTATCACCTTCCTGCATTATCTCCATAACATTAAAAATGGAATTTAAAGGTTCATTACATTTTTTATCTAAATTAAGGCTAAGTGCTTCTTCTTTTTTATAATTCATTTGATACTTCAATGCTTCTTTAGAAAATAGAGGTACTCCCAAGACTTTTTCTATTGTAGCTTTATCCCATACACTACTTATTTTTTCTACCATAAGATCTTCATACAATTCTGGAACTATAAAATAAAATTCAGCATTATTTTTCTCAATGTAAATATAAAAACTAACTTTTGAAGGACATTCAAAGGTCCATACTTTAGAATCTTTCTGTATTCGATTTATTAATGTCTTATGCAGATTTTGAATTGTTTTAGCTATTACCGCCGAATTGTAATTACGTATTGATGTATCTGGAGTTATTTTTAGATAAACATAGACTGGCTTTAAAATCTTAAAGTAATCAGACATGCTTATACTCTTTACTTTTTTTAAATCGTCTATACTAAACATCCTTACACCATCCTTACTTAGGCATTGCTGCTGATATATATTTTACTAAGAAGTATGCAGCCATACTCCCTAGAGTGACTTTGCTTCCTTTTTTATAACCTATACAGTAAGCTATAAATCCAGCTAAAGCTATGCATAAAAATATATTCATAGAGTTTTCATCAAGCTTTATCCATAAGGGTTTTAAGAGATGACTTGGATGCCAAAAATAATCATTGAATGTATTAATATTGTTTACTAAAGCTTTTAAATTCTCACTTAATGAATCAATTCCGCTAAATACCTCAGAGGCTGCTTTCATTCCAGGTAAATTATTACCGTCTATCAAAGGAGTTTTTGGTGTGTTTTCTAAATCACCATAGGGAGTTAACGGAGTATTGGCAATTATATTTAATATATTCATGAAATCCCTCCTATTTTTGTGTCATTTTATCTATCCACATAAAGTATCTGATCATGCTTGCAATAGCAGCAAAAGATATCCCGTATTTAAACATAATCTTTCCTATAGCTCTGTAATCTCCATCGTTTAAGCTTTCCAAAATATCCTTAACTGCAAACCCAGCTAGAATCCACATGGATCCATACTTCACTACTTTCCAAACTTCAAACCCTACTGAATTACCTCCATTTGTAATAGTATCCGCTGCACTTGCTAATACTGTATTGGGTAATCCCCCTCGAGTTAATACAATTGTTCCAGTGATAGCTACTATTTTCCCTATGTTTTTTAAGATTTCCTTTTCATTCATCCGCTCCTTTTTTATTAAGTTAAATTTCATTTCATACCCCCATGAATAATTGATTTAAAATAGGAAACACTAATAATAGTTGAAAGGATGTGTTATTGATGTTTACAGCATTTTGTGTAGCTGCTGGCGTTTATGTTATAGCCAACGGTGTTCTTATATTATGGTATTAATTGTAAACATTTTATGAATATTGGTTTAAATATCTAAAATGCGTTCTATTTTTAAAAATAAAATCATAAGCTGAAAGTGTAGTGCAATGAAGCGTGAGCGAGTGGAACACATTTTTAGCATCGTGGATAAGTCTACCCTTTTGCGGCAGGCTTTATTTTTTTATAATTAAACTTATCAAATTCCTCAAATACGCTAGTTCTTATATCTAATCCGCTATAATCTTTACAATCCCATATTTCCTTCACCTTATTTCCTTCGCTATCTACCAATGTAGAGTCTCCATTTGTAAATTCAAGGCTAAGACCAAGTTCCCAGTCAGTTCCGTCAATTCTTTTAAATATAACAGTATTAATTCTGTTTATATTTTTCATTACTCAACCTCCTGAAATATTATTTCTGTGCCCTCCAATGGTGTCCATGGATCCCCGTAATATTTAGGTATATAGGCCTTTTCATAATTGCTGGGTTCAAAATCAATACAGCATGCTCCAGTATCTATAGCTTTCCAACCTTCAGATGTAGTTATTAGCCAATGTAAATCTCCATAAGCTTTTTCTACCAATATCATTCCGCTTACTAAATTATTCATTACATACCTCCTAAAACCAATTTACTTTATACTTAAAGACCTGTTCTACTTTTCTTTTCCTATCTTCTTCTAAAAAAGTTTCTCCGCTAGCATTTGTCCTTTTCCATCCTTTTACCCACGTTGAGTTTTTAGTCTTCTTAAGTAAAATTGGTTGATAGAGATTCATAAGAATACCTCCATGCTTAATTTATGATTTACGCCTATCCTATCGTTGTAGTGCCAGAAGGCACTATGATAACTTAGATATAATTGTATAAAGAAGTGATTTATTAAGATTTAATATTAATACTTAAAGTTCTTTTTTATGCCTTTTAGCATTTTCTGTAGTTCTTCCCCTAGCTCCTCATCTTTTTTCAGGTCAAACTCAGGCTGATTTTTTCTATAACTGCAGATTAGAAAAGTTATAAATATTGAAAGATTATCACCGAAAAGTTCTTTTGAAACTTCTAATGCATAGTTTAAAACTTCTGGCTGGAATGAAACTGACTTTACTGTTGCTGCCATTGGTACCTCCTTAAGATTAAACTTTAATTTTAATTGCTTATGTTATATACTATGCGAATTATTTTAAAATGTTTCCATATATTTTCAAACTTATTGAAAAATTTTAGAATTTATTTATAAAAAAAGAGATATGGCTATTCTTCATACCATATCTCTTTTAATTCTTTATTCAAGATCCTTGCTATTTCATAAGCTTTCTGTAAGGTAGGTGTACTATCTCCATTTTCCCATTTTGAGTAGGTAGAAAGTTTTTCTCCTAGTAGCTTTGCAAAATCCTTAGAACTCATCATGTATTCTCTCATTCTAATTTCTCTTAAATGGCTCTTCATCCCATATGCATCACCTCTATCTTTAGTTTATGTATATATTCTGCAAAGTGTTTAAAATTTCCTTTGTATGGTGAAAATTATACTGAGGTGATATTTTGAAAAGCTACATAAGAATAGATTTATGTATTAAAATGGCTTTGATTTTTATATTAGGAATGATTTTAGGAATATTGTTTTAGATAATAAATAGAAAGGCCTGCATCCATAGAGAGAACTCAAGCCTTGGTTGCTATAATTATTTAGACTTAAGTACATTGAATAGTATGAATAGTGCAATTAAAAACATTACATTGGCAACCCAAAATAAGTAAATTCCAGTGACCAAGAATATAAATATGAACTTAGCGTAAACTGTTCCAACACGATCTAGTGAAGCTATATCAAATACGAGTAATGGCTTGAATAAATAAATCAAAGCGACTATAACATAGTTTAAAATAGAGAATGCATATATTTTATTCACTAATTTAAAGTTATTAGTTAAGCGTAAATCACTAATCATTTTGTTATTAGATGTGTATATGAGTCCAATTCCTGTAAATAAAAATCCTGCTAAAACGCCAGATAAAGTAAATATATCACTATTTAGAATATTATATGCGTACTTTATAGATATACAGCTTCTCCACTTATAAAGTATACTTAAATATATAATTAGCATAGTAAGATAAATACTTTTAATAGCTTTGTTCTTATTTAGGAAAACACCTTGAACAAAAATATATATTCTTTCCATTACTCCTCACTCATTTCTTTTATTTAGTGCTGTCTGTAGCAGACTCTAGTTTCTGCATTTCTACTACTTGTTCAGCATCCTTTATTTTTATTTTTTTAAAATAACTTAATGTTTTTATTGATAACTTTTGATATTTAGATAAATCAAATTTGTTGCTATTATATATTTTAAACAATTCTTCAAACATATCTTTTGAATTTAAATACTTAAATTTATCATCAAGTTTACTAACAATAATATCGCTTACCAAATGTTCTTCCAATAGATCAATTGGTAAGGAACTGTCGCCATCAAACTCTTTAATTTTAGCTTTACTAATATCTGCGTCTATCTCTTTTTTCTTTGAGCCATCTATATATCTATATAGTTTTTCTACACACTGTTTTAGCCCATTTTCTTCACCATTATTTTGTTTCTTAATCTCCTTCTTTCTTCCTTTACCCTTTATAGTTATTTCAAATTCTAATTCACTATCGTTATCAAACGTGCCATTCTTAACATCTAGAAAACCAACTTCCATTATTGAACTTAAGGTTCTTAAACCTTGATGTCCCGCCTTAAATGTCATAGACTTAATACCTTTTAAGTTTCTTATTTTATCGATAGTTTTACCATTATATATATGATTTATATTTAATGAACATGAGTAAGGAAATCCTAAAGTGTTATCAATAATGGACATAAGTTTGTAAATATTAGGTCCTAAATGATTGTATTCTGATATTATTAAATTTAATTGTGGAATAATTATAAAATGCGTTTGTTCCATTAATGCCTGTGTTAGCCTAGCCTGTATTTTATCTTTATCTCCTGTTTTTAAATCAAATAAATAAGGAAAGTCTGTTTCCCTTAATTTGTACAATATGCATTCATAGTAACAATCTACCTTGGTCGCTGATGTTTTATCTTCATTTTCAACATCAACCTTTCTATTGATATCTAAATAATATTTTAAGTTATCTTTACTATTTTCATAAATAAGCTTACTTTTTTGTAAATCCTCACCACTATTGATTATTGTATTATAAGCCGAGTAATACCCTTCCATTATCTCTTTTAACCCTTTTGCTGCTGTTATATCATAACAATAAACTTTCCTTGTTACTTTATCCATAATTACCTCCTAAAATATAGCCTGAATGTTGTACTTCCAATAACATTACTGTATAATAGAGGTAGTAATATTTTTGAAAATACATAATTTATTATGAAACTACTGTAGATTTAGCCGGTCTCAGTAGTTTCTTGTTTTTCTTATACTCATTCTACAAAATATTACTTATCGTAGCAAATCATCCAGTGTTTACCTGGAGCTATGACTTAAAGTATTTAGGGGACAATCTCTTAATATCTAATTTTCTCAAAAATAAAAAATACCCTAGGCGCAAACCTAGGGCTAAAATTACTTCATATCATTAGTTTATGTGTATATTCCATAAAATGTTATTTTCTTTTCATCCGCTAAAGTTTCCAACTTTACCCTCCCACAACTTCGTAACTAAACATGCATTTAGCGAAGTTAATTTACATTTCTGTTTACATTGGCTTTGTTAAGCCATTTCTCATCCTACCAAAGCCATATTCTAAATGTTATTTTTGCATTAATGCTTTTATACAGTATTTTTATACAAGATTTTTTGCATATCCACGTATATATTCAATTTTATTCTCTATTTATATTATTAAGCACTGCATCTGCAATTAGCAAAGGAATCCAAAATACGGAGTAACCTACTATTGCTACAAACATAATTATGACCTTACCTAACCATTTTTTAAACTGCAATGGTTTAACTATTCTTATACCTATAATCGCCCCTGTAGATATATATAGGAAGGCTAGAAAGTATAGTATGTATTTCATTTCTTACCTCCTTAACCTATGTGTCAATTTAAAGACTTTACATTTAATCATAGCTGCTGGTTTAATAGTTATTTTATTCTCCTTTGCATGTATAACTATGCCAATAAAACCACCTAATAGAGCCACAAGCATTAAATATACAAACATTCCTTTTGTCATATACTCACCTTCAATAAATTTTTATTTATCTGCACTCCCTTTCAAAGGGGAGTGCAGCATTATATCCTTTTTCAACCTACACCCTTTCCCACTTAATTCTATAGAAAAACTTCTTAGGAAAATTCAAACCTTTCATAAGCTTAAATATATATTCCGTTGGCACATCTTTATGCCCATTAGCCATAAGCCCAAATTCTCTATATTCTATTTCACATTTTTCTGCAGCTTCTTTATAAGTATAACCTCTATATCTGCAAGCCTCTCTAATTCTTTCTGGATCTATAAAATCAACGTCTTCAATTCTGCTATCATAATGAACTACCGGATCAAAATCACTCATGATTAGTCCTCCATTATCTCTTCTAAAGAATCCTCAATGTTCTTTGGCAATTTAATTTTCTTTAAATCCCTTTCTATTAACTGCAGTATTTGTTTTTCATTAGGTGGTTTTATATCTTTGAAAATAAATTCAATGAATTCATTTGAACTTCTTAAAGCTTCATCTTCATGCACTACACAACCTAAACCCTGAAGAATTTCTCTTATTTCTTTAACTTTATCCTTATCCACCCTTTAACCCCTCTCACATCGTTTTACAGCCATTTTATTTTCAAACGACTATTTATACCTTTGTTGCTTTTTCTGTTCTATATTAATATCATATTCTCAAATAACGAACATTAATTTATTTAGTTAGAGATGTATTGTTTTTTTCTCTCGGTAAAATTCTAAAACCTTATCTAATTTACAATCAAAAGTATGCTCAATATCCTGCCAGTTCCTAACTCTATAGAACTTATCGCACTCCACATTGTAAGGCGCATCAAATAACAACGGTAATCCTTGAAAGCTTTCGCAGTTATGTACTCCATCATCAATTAAAAAGTCTAGTCCTACCGCTCCCTTATTCCCTGTAAAGATAAAATTCCTGCTTGGAATAAACGGCAGCTTCTCTCGCAACCAATCATATTTTGATTTAAAGCTCATTCTTGTAAATGGATCAGTAACAATAAATATCTCATGGCTTTCATCAAATAATTTTGTTATAACTCTCTGTGCATCCGCTGTTATGTCCAAATCTCTGTAGAACTTATGAATATTTAGTATATTATGCATGAATGGTTTTGCCTCTTCCTTTATAAACTCTGTTATATCCCATGAAGTTATATCCTCTGCCTTTAGGTTGTCTGAAAATATTGTATTGTAGTAAGCTAACCACTTATCTGTTAGGTTAGTTAACACCCAGTCTTGGTCTATTCCTATAGTGAACTTTACCTCTCCTCCAGCTAGCTTTAATTTTATTCTATCTAAGGTTTTTATCTTCATGCGTTACCTCCCACTCTCTTTCTCTTGTAATTAAATAACGAACAAAGCTATATAATTTATATATCCTCTAATCGCTTTTTCAATTCTTTCAAGTGTTCTCTCAAAACATCTAAGACCCTATTCTTTATTTCGGTATTCATATTGTACTCTGCTGATTCTATAGCTCCATACGCAATAGATTTAAATATAAATTTAGTGAACCTACTTATTATTTTACCTTCCCATACACTTTCAGCTTTAAACATAAACCGCTCTAGCTCATCTATTTCCGCTTTAATCTTATTAGCCTCAATCAATTCTTTCTCTGTCACTTTCTCACTTCCAATCATACATAAGTATATGAACTACGCCACTACACAATATTCAACTGATGCTCTCTAGCTACCATTTCACCGAATCTCTTTTTATAGTCCTTAATTGTTAATCTTGGAATTGAGATATTGAATACCTCGTGCCCCTCTTCCTTATACTTAGCAATCCACCATGCTTCAACATTATTTAAATTCTCTTGATTAAGTGAATCTTCTAGCATTCTATTCCTTTTAACTTCAGTGATTACACTAAAAGTAATGTCGGTTATACTGCCTTTGCCACCACTTTTTATATGCTCCTGCCACCTAAAGAAAGGCATATATCTGGTTTGCCCAACATAATACTTATTTTCAATTCTGTTATACATCAAGTATATATACCCAAATACATCACCATCTCTACCAGCTTCTTTTTCTTGGAACTCACCCTCATATCTTAAATTAACATCAAGGTGATGTTTGCAATCATAACTACAAAAGTATGCTGTACTCTTAGGATCTTCTAAGTCTAAATCATCAAAGTAATCGTTGGATAAGCTTCTTTTAGGAAATTCACTTGCTTTCCCCTTAATTTGCTTATGACAATAGAAACAGTAAGTATCAATTTCTAAGTAAAATCTATCGTAGAAAAACTTATTACTTTCCATCACTATTGCATAAATCCCATCTTTCTTCCTTGGTTTTGCAAACAATATCTTTTCTGCTATACTTCCACTGTATTTTTTTCTTATATCATCTTTAGCTATTTCTTTATTTTCTACATCTTTGAGGTAATATTCATCTAACATAACGCCTTTATCAAACATGTCTCTTTCATAGTTATATTCATAAACTCTTACCCAAAAGTAATTCATATACTCACCTCCAAATTATTAAGTCGTATAAATTTCATAATTAGATTCATTTTATTTGTTAAATATATATACTGGCTTATTTGCTTTCTTTGCCCTGCTGCACATATCTCTAGTTCCTATACTTTTATTTATGTCAGGAGTAAAAGCAATAGCTATATCTGGTTTCTCTTCATCTAGCATCTGCTGATTTCTTATTGGTCCCGCTTTCTTTCCGTATAGTTCCCAATTAGCCGGGTATTCCTTGTATTTTATTTCTAGTTGCACTGCCGCTTTCTTTGCCATAGTATCAGCTCCAGTTGCACCGCCCTCTATTATTGTTATGTCATTCCCGTATTTTTTAATAAGTCTTTTTACTATATTTAATACTGAGTCATAGTTATCCCAGTGTCTGTCTCCGCATATTAATATTTTCATCACTACCTCCAATATAACTACTTTTTTATATATAATACTAGCCAACTATTATAGTCGTGTATACACGACCTATGTTATTTACTAAATCTTATATATATAATATATATAGTATTATCTTATATAAAAGTATTATCTTATATAGAGGGGTATTTTTACCCTTTTGATACGGGGGTAATTTTACCCCTTTGACGTCAGAGGTGTACTTTTACCCTTTTGATATGATTTTATGTATCTTTTATCCTATATGCAGTTACTTTTTTCTTTGATTTCTTATTTGTATCTTTATCAGTAAAATGCATAATAGAAGTTTCCACTAATCCATTCTCTCTTAAGATCTTTTTATATTTTTTTAAAGTTTTATCGCTGACTCCAGCATCCATAGCTAAATCATCGTCGCTTCTGAAAAACCATCCCTCTTTGTCTGCAAATCTACTTTCATTCTCAACTAATACAGTGTAGAGCCATTTACATAAAGGTGGTAACTCTTTAAAAGATTCGTCGTTATAGATTTTTCGTGTGATTTTGTTGAAGTAAGTTGAAACAGACATTCATTTAGTTTCCCTCCTGGCACTTTTCAGCAATAAGTTTTCCATCTACAACTTTCAGAAGCATCTTATCCCCTTTTTTAATCCCTAGAGCTTCTCTGATTTCTTTCGGTAAATTCATATAAACATTGGTCCTACAATTTTGGATTTTAACTATTTCCATCTTCTCACCTCCCGTAAATATTTTATCATATTTTTATACATTTGTAACTAAATATCGAACAAAATTTGTTGATGAAGTCCATTTTTGAAAACATGAACCGTGTCATAACCGATTCAGTAACCGTTTTTAAATCCATTATTAAGCTAGTCATTTCAATGCATAGAACCGATTCACCAACCGACCCACAACCGATTCGGTATAATAAAACAAAAAGGTTTCTATTCTATAAAAATCCATTTAATTGCATAACGAACATATCGAGCTTTTATAGCTATTCTATTTCAAGAGATATAAATATACCTCTAATTAATTTTCTTTCGTCTTTGTGGCTCTGTGAGTTAAATTTCGGCATAAAAAAGAAGGTTATTAGCCTTCTTTATCACTTTCTTTGTTGTTTTTATTCAGTTCGTCATAAACCCTAGAATAGAATTTAATTTCTTGCTTTATCTTAGTTTTTGCTTCTTCAATTTGTGTTAACTGACTAAATTCAAAGTCTAACTTGTTTAAATACTCTAAGTTTTCTTTGTATTTTTTTATTTTATCTAACTCTCTTTCTTTTTTTGCTTTCATTTTATAAAAATCACTCGCACTCTGTTTTATTGCCACTAGCCAAATCACCAATGCGACGCTTAGTATTGCTAACGTATCTGATAAATTTGTGAGCTTGGTTAGAGTAAAATTTGTATTAATAATTATAGGTAATCCTATAATTGAGAATACAGATAAAAAATAAAGAACTAATGATACGAACCTTGCACTTCCAAAAGAAAGCTTAAGCATAATAATATTATACTTACCAAGATATTTTCCAAAAGATTCACTAAGAGCTTTAGTTGTCATATCTACCGCATCTCCTAGTACACTTGCTATAGTAAATAAACATCCACTCAATGAAATGCTAAGAACAAAAACACTGTCAAACCCAGCAAATCCTGAGTATTTCATGCATGAAAGGATTATTAGTGATATTCCCATAAACCTAACTAATGTTTTTTCATTCATTTGTATCCCGCTTTCTGTCAAGAAATTAAATTAAATTTACTATATTACGAGTTGTCCAAAATTACAAATAGTAAGCATTAACTTTAACCAGCTCTTCTTTAATTATATTTCTCATCAACTTCGCATTCTATATGCAATAAATTTTAATTTAGCGAAGTTGTAAAATGAACTATTGATTTTACTGGCTTTGACGTTAAACCCTAAATAATTTTAGCTTTTCATTCTCAATTAGAGCCTTTATACATTATTATACATAGGTTTATGCATTCAAACTATCCCAAAATTTAATACCTTTTTCAGTAATTTTATGTGTTACCGAAGCAGGAGATGAACCAAAAAACAACATTGTACTAATTTCATAAGTTACTAAACTATATTGAACAAGTTTATAAGCTGAACCTTTTAAATCCTTTCTTTCATGAGTATCGAAATTTATTAGATTCGCTGAGTCCTTATTAAATAATTTCAAAGTCTCGTAATCTTCTTTAACTAAATAATTACCCACATTAGAGAATTCTAAAAACTCTTCCCAACTTATCTTTTTATTTATAAAAGCACTTACCAGCTTAGCTATGATAATAGTTTTATTAATATCATCTAAAGCATCTAACCTAACAATTATCGTTTCAGTTACCTTACTTTTGTAATCTTGATTTTCCATCTTGGTTTTAAACTCATTGTATTTTTTCTCATCTAATTTATTTTTTTTAAATTCATTAATAAACGAAAGAATTTTATTAGCAAAATATCTATCCCTTATATTCAATCCTATCTTACATACTGCAGCAATTGATTTTAATACTGGTACTTCATCAATAAGCTTGCTGTCAAATATGCTGTCTAGTCCTATCTCTGCAATATCTAGTACCGGATCTTGAGATTCTTTTATTAATTCTTTTGAAAAACTTTCTGTTAAACTCAGCTCACCCATTTCTTATTCATCCCCTATATTTTACAATTTAATAAAAGTCATTCTCCAGTTTAATGATTAAAAATCTTATTATAAACTTCTTCTTTTGTGCCTAATATAATCCATTTACTTGTTTCATTATTGATAAGTTCAACACCACTATCAATCTTAATATTATTTAAACTCTCTTCTTCCGTATTGCCTTTTTTATCATACTTTAGTAACCACAAGTACCCAAAGTTTCCTTTTTGGACATGAAAATAACTAACTTTGCCTGCTGCTAAATCTTCATGCTTTACAATTTGGTTTAACTCTATTTCTATACCTTTACAATCTTTCACTCTATATACCTCTTCCTTTTCTATTAGTATCATCTACATATATTTTCTTCGATTAAAGTATAGATTTCAACACCTAAATTGCTTTTTTCTGCTTATTACTTTTTCTAATTCTTAATCTAGATTACCCCTAGTTTGCTAGAGGTAAAATATTATTCTTCAAATGGGTAAAGTGTTTGTAAGTCAACTATACTTAATAGTTGTTCCTGTTTTTTCTCTGATTTTTCTTTCCACTCCCTGCATTTAGCATCGATAAGTTCTTTTACCTTTTCCCATGGGGTTGATGGCTCTATTTTATGCCCAGCAATTTCACTTTTATTAGCTAAATGTAATTCACGAAAATCATGATACATATCGTTATTCCATACCAAATCTTCTTGCAAGCGAAATATTGGAGATAATTCAACCTGAGACACATTAATAGGATTATTATGGTATTGAGTAAATAATAAGTATTTATATTGTGAAGGCTTTATATTTTTACAATCTCCTGAAGATATACTATGTAAATCCCCATATTTCTGATTTTTTAAAGTCAAGTAAAACCCAGTACTTGTTGAATTAGAAACGATATTTAATATAATGTTCTCGGCTACTTTGTATTCATTTTCCTGTGGAAGCTTGTCACTGTTTAGTAAATGAAAATGGCAGTCTCCATGTATTACGGTATCGAATGCATTCACGTTGCTATAATCAATCAAATCAATCAATACATTCCCTGAAGCATTTCCGGTTTTAATAGTTCTCAAAGCAAAAATGCCACCACAAAGCAACCCCTGCTCTCCTCCTGGTTCTAAATCAAATCCTAAAAAGTCATATCTGTACTTGTTTTCAAGCCTTATTGGCATATCATATCCTAAATCTTTAGTTAAATCGTACATTTTAATCCTCCTAATTTATAAAATTATATCCCAAATATATTAGAGCTCCACTTACAAATTAACCATATTTTACATCTAAATGTACAAAATTACAATATTAAGAAAACAAAAATAAACCAAGGCGGGGAACCTTGGTTTAAGGGGGATGGGGGTTATTAATTACTTGAATTTGTAGGATTTAACCTACTTGGTGCTGAATAGTGGAATTGAACCACTGTGTACTAGTTTTATAAGCGCGCCTTAGTTCCTCTATCACTGAGGTAATTCAGCATGTTTAATATTAGAGTAGGCAAGGGACTCTCACCCCTGCAAGGCTTGGTTTTACATTTTTTAGCGACTAATTTCTATTTTCCGGAATAACAGCCAAGCCGTAGTCGCACATCCGTTTATATTTCGGCACTACTCTTTTCTACTACTCTCCACTATTTCTACATAAACCTTCCAGGTGAAACCTAAAGCTTCGATTTAGTAGAGAGTGTCAACCTAAACGCTATAAGATATAATCCCTTAGCCTCATTCCCTTCATGAAAGAGTAATCTCCTAAGTTCATTTATCTTGTAATAGCTATAAATAACGGTTCCTCTATAGTTTACCGATAACCCAACACTGACGTGATTTATAGCATGAAGCAGAGCTTTTCATCACATTTACAATTATAAAGTAACTCTGTTATCTTGTCAAGTATATAGTTACATTTAATTAATACCGAACAAAATTATTATTTACTTCCCCTGTTTATAACATCTTATTCGATAGCATCCATATATCCTTGCTTATAATACTCTTTTATCATCAATCCTTGAAGCCTGATTATTTTATCATCATAATCATTTAATTGTCTAATCTTATCAATTGGCATGTCCTTTCTTAATGCATGTAATGCTTTTAAACACTCTTTGTTTGCCTCTTGATATTCTTGGTTATCCTTAAACATAACTTCATTGTTCTCTTCTAAGTTCCGAAATAGTATTTCTGCCTTTTCTCTTTTCATTTCCCTTATAACCATATTTAACACTCCCTTAACTTCTGTTGTTAAAAATCTTGTCCATTTTCTTTATATTCATAATTATACATAACTAATTATTAACAGTCAATGCTTTTTTTGAGAATTCCCCCTTCTGCAAATCCATCCAAAACCGTTGACAATAGTCTATAATATGAAGTTATTTTGACTAAAATGTAGAATTTTACTTTATGTATATTTAAATATTGCTATTTTATAAATATGCATACTATATGTATATTTATGCCTATTATGCATTAATTATGGATATTTATAAATGCATAAAGTAAATACTCCTAATAAAACTAAAAAAGCAACTTCGCCTTTCAACTTAGCAAAGTTGCTTTAAACATAGTTATATCAATGCTTTTATGCTATTTCCTCAATATGTACTAAACCTTTATTTAGCGAAGTTATAAATGAAATAGAAAAAAGCCCCTGGATCAAAGGCTTCTTCTGCAGTCTTACTTTTATTATGGATTTTTGAGCCACTAATCAATATTCTATAGCCCATGTTTCTATTGTGCTTTATTATTTTTACTTTATACATAGTATCTTAAAAAGTCGTGATTCTAAATCTCTTAGGATTTCTAAAACCTTCAGTACCATATCTAAGAGAATCCTCTGCGTCATCATTGACTTTAACAGGTTTAGGCAATCTATCACCTGTCTTCTTATCCTTTGCCCATTGGTAAGATTCAGTTTCATTTCTCAATCCTATGCAGCTCTCATCAATGTAAATAGTTCTATCTTGTAACCATTCAATACCTTCAAGTACAGAACCATCACCTTTAGTACATGGTCTTATTCCTGTGAACCCCGCCCTTTTCATTTCTTCAATAGCTTCTGGTCTTGCGTTATCTGCATATATTCTTAATTCACAATATGGTATACCAAGTCCCTCTTGTAGTTCCTCTATTAACCCATCTATATTAATATCTCTTTCTTCAATATCCTGTTGATTAAATATTTCTAGCTTACACCTGCCGCTAAACATATCTTTTAATCTATAGAATATCTGCATAGCTTCAGTTATATCACTATCTTTATCTATATCCTTTTCTTTAATATTGCGCACTATCTCTTTTACATAAGGGAACATGGTTTTTAAATCTCTGATTATGTCGCTTACAGTTACTTGAGGTTTATAATATTCCTTTATTGCATAAACATCTGAGTCCTTGGCTCCAAGTAAATGAAAGGCTGTGTTATGTCCAAAACCAAAGTCAAGGCCGCAACTTATATCATCATACCAGGATAAGTCTTTCTCACATTTAATTACTTCCCAGTTCTCATAGATTAATTCTCCGAGTACACCCCAATTTCCATTACATTGAACTCCGTATTTTCTAGGATTTTTAAGCTTCATCTTCTTTCTAAGTTTTTCATCCTTATACTGGCCATTGTAATAAAGGTTATCTCTCCAAGTGGTTTTGATAGCAAATGTAGTTACTGGATCAATAACTATATCTTTATGTACTTCATCAGTCATATCTATCTCATCTTTAAAAAAGTAAGTTCTTATCCAGTGAGTTTTAAAGATAGGGTTAAATGACATAAATACTTTCAACTCCGTACCCCATGGATGCTCTGAAGGTGGTGTAGCTCTTAATCTATCTTGAATATCCTCTAAGTCGTCTTGGGTGAAGTCTGTAACTTCTTCCATCCAAAGTACATTGACATTATCAATACCTTTAAGCTTTTCCGGGTTATCATACCCTTTAAATCTTATTATGCTACCTGTAGAAAATTTAATATGTTTAAGAGTTCTATTGTATGTAAAATCTCTACCCTCTACTAATCCACTGCCACTAAGTTTATTTTGAAACCTTCTAACCATCATATCTATAACTGGCATTTCCACTGTATCGTGTAATGTTGTAGCATATTTACGTGCAACCAATATATCAAAGGTTTTATATTTAAGGCACATTTCCACAAATAAAGTTATAATGCTAAAAGATTTAGAACTTCCAGTGCCACCATAAAAGATATTATACTTATGTGGCACATAATCTTTTTCAAACATAAACCGATACTTAGGATTTACAAATGGCCTAGCAAGCTTAACTTTCTTTCTCATTTTCCTTTACCTCATCAACCTCATAGTAGATATCATCATCGAGATTGTCAGCTTGTTTTTCAGCTAGTTCTATTTTACGTCTTTCTATGTCAAGCTTTTGCTGAGTAGGAATATCCAATAAACCGCTGTATTTGGCCAGAAAGTCTAATGCCCACTTCTTATCTATTAGCTTTATTTTTGCTCCATCCTTACCTTGACTTACTTCACTTATTAAAGTGCCATCCACTGCATTACTATTATTAAATTTAACTACATTAATCATTTTAGTTACTACTTCATCATCTTCGTCTTTAAGTGGTCCATACATAGTCATCACTGGAACTTCTTCTTGACCAAACTCTACATAATCTGTAATGTCTGACAATGCAATATCGATATACTTTTGTAGTAAATCCTGTGCTGAAAGCATGGCTCCTTTGAATTTATCAGCCTTTAATCGTTCTATTTCTGCCTTTACATTATCATTTGCTATCAGCCTGCTTCCGTTTGCTACCGCCGATGCATAATCACACTCGTACACCTTCTGATAAGCCTTAGTAGCATTAAAACACTTTATATAATAAATACAAAATAACTTTTGCTTATCATTCAAATCTTTATTTTCAATATATGGAATAGGTTCATAATCTTTATTCATATCAATATTATTCTTTGATCGTTTAGTTTTTTGTGCGCACCCTTTTTTAGAATCTGACACTTTTTTAGTTTGTGTGCACCCTTTTTCTTGTTTTTTAGTTTCTTTGTGTGCACCCTTTTCTTTAACTTTTTCTTTGTCTTTTGCCCATCCATAGCGCTTTACCCATGACTTAACAGTATCTATAGAAACATTGAATTTTGCTGCAATCTCTTTATATTTCATACCTTGGAGGTAATCAATCTTAACTAAATCCTTATTAATTTCTGTCATGCCATCACCTCACCTTGTGTATAATATTCCTTAATTATATTTTAAGACAAAATAAAAAAGGCTGCATTTTTGTTGCAACCTTATTTTCCACCAATATTTTTTAATACTTGTGACAAAATTCCATCTGGTAGTGTTGGGCTTGAATCACCTTTTAGTAATCCAGTATCAGCCCTGCTAAATATAGATTGTAATACAATGCTTCTTTCTGATGTTTCAATTGCCTTTTCATTTATCAGTGATAAATATACATATGTTAGCTGTTCCCTTTCCTTCGCATCTCTAGAAAGATGATACGCACTCAGTGCTAGCTTTACAAATAAATTTATGGCATAAACTCCAATTGAAACAATTAGTGCAAATATTATAGTGCCTCTTATATTGTCATATGTTATTTTATTATTAGTCTCGGTGAGTACCTTTGGCAAATTATATAAAATATACATTAGTAATCCAACCATAATACATGATAAACCAATCGAGGCACCGGTCCAAATGCCGCCCCATTTTTTATAAGAAGTTGATAGCTTCTTCCAATAGTCTGCTGGAGCAGCTAATGCCAATTTTTCTTTATAAAGATTTTCTAGATCATTAAGTTTATTTTTTAAACTGGCTAACTCATTTTCATTATCATCTAGTAGTTTCTTCCCATCAGATTCTATTTTGACAAACAATTCATTGACATTATTTTGAAAACTCGCAACACTATTATCTAGTTCTTTATTTTTTTCTATATGCTTACTATGCAGTTTCTCTATCTTTTCGTTATATTCACTATGTAAATCTATAAGCGAATTACGTTCAGCCTCATTTTCTACTGTCAATGCTATTTCAGAATCATTTATTGAAAAAGCATACATTAGTCCTTTAAAATATCCTAAGTTATTATTCCAATTCATTCTATTGTCAAACAGATAATCACAGAATGCGTTGCTTATCTCATAACTCCGCTCATACATTTCTTTAATCAACTTACCTTTTGATGTTATTGAAAATACTGCAGGGAACCTATTAGCTTTTATACTATTTATTGCATAAATTATGCTACTATTTACCTGGTTTAAATCATGTGCATAAGTGTTGATGTTATTGAGATAATTTAAAACAACTAAAAAATGATTTCTAATTTCCGATGCCCTACCCTGAGTACAGGGCTGCCAATAATCACATTCTTTCTTAACAAAATCATAGAATATTTCCAAATCTTCAAAGCATCTTATTACATCCTCAGGATATATTGTAATTTCAACATTTTGTGTTTTAAAATACTCCTTAGCGTGTTCACTAAACTCCATAATACTCCTCCAAATAAAATCATAAAGTTCTATAAAATATCATTTACTTTATTAAAATTCTACAAACTTTTATTTTTCCCTCCAACAAAAGTTAAAAGAGGTAGTTTCCTACCCCTTAATTTTTAATGGTGAAATAATCTTATTTCTGAAAAAGCCATGGCAATATCATATTCATTACATGCCTCTATTACAATATCATCTCTTACAGAGCCCCCAGCCTGAACTATATATTTTACTCCACTTTGAGCCGCTCTATCAATATTGTCTCTAAATGGGAAAAATGCATCTGAACCCAAGGAAACTCCAGTCAAATTAGAAAGCCACTCTGCTTTTTCTTCCCTTGTCAATCTATTTGGAATCTCTTTAAGTAGATTACTCCAATCCTTAATTTCCATTTCAGTGATGTCATCTCTAAGATATTGGTCTATAACATTATCTTTATTAGGACCTGAAACTCCTTCTTTAAAAGGTAAATTAAGCACTGCTGGATGCTGCCTTAGATACCATATGTCTGCTTTTGAAGCTGCTAGTCTTGTACAGTGTATACGGGACTGCTGTCCTGCACCAACTCCAATAACCTGACCATCTAGGACAAAGCAAACTGAGTTAGATTGAGTGTATTTTAATGTAACCATTGAAATAAGTAAATCTCTTTTTGCATCTTCAGTAATATTTTTATTATTAGTCACTATATTTTTAAGCATATCCTCATTTGCTAATATATCATTTCTTTTTTGCTCAAAGGTTATACCGTATATCTCTCTTCTTTCTATATCTTCAGGTTCATAGTTCCAATCCATTTCTATAATACAATAACTTCCCTTTTTCTTTTTCTTTAAAAGTTCTAATGCCTCCTCAGTATATCCTGGTGCTATTATTCCATCAGAAACAGATCTGCTTAAAATTATTGCAGTTGGAAGGTCAACCTCATCACTTATTGCTACAAAATCACCAAAAGAAGACATCCTGTCAGCCCCTCTTGCCCTTGAATAAGCATTAGCAACGGGTGTCAATTCTATATCTTCAACAGAATATGATTTCTTTAATACATCACTTAAAGGAATCCCAACTGCTGCACCTGCTGGACTTACATGTTTAAAGGAAGCTGCTGCTGGTAATCCTGTTACTTGTTTTAATTCCTTTACAAGCTGCCATGAATTGAAAGCATCCATAAAATTAATATAGCCTGGGGTACCATTTAAAATTTTAAAAGGTATTGATTTATCTTTAGTATAAATCCTTGCTGGTTTTTGATGTGGGTTACATCCATACTTAAGTATAATTTCTGCATTTTTCATAAATACAACCTCCAAATAATAAATTAAAAAGCAAAAAACCGCCTGAGTAAAAACATTATTTACCCAGGCGGTCGATAGTATCCTTAAATCATGCTCCCTATGGTAAACTCCATTTCCGCCAGTTGCATGACTGTTTTTATTTACTTTTGTTAAAGTATAGCATATTTACATTACCGTTTCAAATTAAATTATCAAAATTAAGTATATCAAATACTTTTTTATTGACTCTGCTCATTCAACCCCACTTCCTCTATCAAAATTTCAATTCTAGGATTATTCTTGTCAACTTCAAATCTGTGACTGAATCCATCAACATTCTTCCATCCATCATTTTCTATGACTTTTGCATGAACCATGCCATCAAATAAAAATTTTTGTCCCACTGATATATTATCTTTATCCTGCTTTTTATTTTTACAAAACCATGTTATATGTAAAAATACCTTATTGAACTTTTTCCCCTTAAGTTGCTTTCTGCATTGATACATTATCATGATATTTAACTGTTTTTTCACATCATTATATGGCTGGTAGATTCTGTTTCCTTTCTTTGCTAAATCTATAATTTGATTTAAAGAGGGCAGCTCTCCTGGTATTATTAATTGGTCCATCATCTACCTCCTAGTTGTTTGCCCTATTTTTCTTCTGCTAGTCCTTTCCATGCCTCTAATACACATACTTGTTATGTCACATTCCAAGGCTCTTTTAGCATATTCTTTTAATTTCAACCTTCTCTTTGCATACTTCATGAATTCTTCTTTATTCCCCATATATTCTCCTTAAAGGAATAGCCTTTTGGCTACTCTGTAGTCAATATTTTTATTTCAGTCACCCCTATAACTTGAATTTTGTTATGCTGCAGAAACATATTTAACTCTTTTCTGTTGAAAAATTTATGATGCTTTGCTTTTCTATCAAACGGATCCTTATAAACTAAATTAATTTTATTCATCTTCATCCTCCAAGCTATCTAGTTCCATTCCTATTTGCCCTTCAAGTTGTTTATTTTTAACCGTTCCATGTATCCACCATTCCATGATTTCATCCGCATCTTCTTCATTAATCCAGAACGTTTTACCCTTTCTCTTTCTCTCTTTAGTCATTCTTCTGAAAGCTCTAAGATAGTTTTCTTTATATGCTGTGTATGCTTCTAGTTCTCTTTCTTGATTCTTAGCACTTAACGGACAGCCAATGCAGCCTAGTCTTTCCCATCCGCAATTATAGAGTTCGCAATGTGGCAAATTGTTTTCATGAATGAATTCCCAAACATCTTCATCTAGCCAATTTACTATAATATTTAAGATGTGCTTACCTTTCATAATGCATGTTTCTACCTGTCTTCTAGCTTTATCATTGTCATTGTTTAGTCTTATTTTATTTTTCTTTCCGGAATAAGCGTTTAACTCTATAAGTGATCTATTTTTTGCTCTCCTGCTACTTTCATCCCACCGAACTCCCATGACACAAAATCTGCCTTCACCACCATGTTCTTTTAATTTGTCACAGCAATATCTAGTGCGCCTAGTTGGGGGCATCATTTTTCTTTCTATGAGCTCCCACATGGTTTCTTCTGGATAATGGATATATAGATTCACATTATAATTTTCTTTGTACCATTTTTGCATATACCTTACATGTCTAACTAGCTCAGGAGTGTCCAAACCAGTATGATTATGGTGTAATGCGAATTTAACTCCTGCTAATATGCATAAATAAGCTATTGTTTCGCTATCCTTTCCTCCAGAATATCCAACATAATAACCTTCTGGATTATAACTTAAAGCTACTCTCTCATATCTCTGTAGTAAATCAATTGCTATTTGAACCTTATCTATTTTTCCTAGTAATGTATTTTCAATTAACACTTACTCTCACCTATCCGATTCAGATTGCCTAAATCGAATAGGATAAAGCTGAATTCCTATACACCCTCTAACGACCGTAAGTAGCTTTTAAAGTTCACTAAATACGACTTATAAGTTAGCAGTATAGTTAGGCTCTATCACCTTGGGTATGCCTTTTATGGTTTTAACCCCTTATCCTTTTTACGTCTAAGATAGGTGGCTAACCATCTTAGACTATACCAACCTCACGCAGAGGAACTGAAAGTAAGTGTAACGTACTATCTTAAGGATAGTTTTGTACTTCCCATATATACACAACTTAGAATACTAACATTAAGTAATGCTCTATAAGGGAATTTTCTATTAAATTCATTTATCCATTCTGTAAAACTAAACTTTGCTTCTGCATCATCTAGTACTATAGATGGCACATATTTGTAATTTTCTCTATGGTGTCCACGTTTAGTTTTATAACTGAACTTTATCTTGTAGTAATTCAATTTAATTGGTATGTCTATGATCTTATTTTTTATATCTATTGCTGCAGTTCTATTCTTTTCTTCATCAGTATAAAAATCTAGTTCCGAATTTTTAAGAATAAAGTCTATTCCTTTCATGTCTACCTCCTTACTTATGTTTAATTAATAGCCCTTCTCTTTGTAACTGAATAACGAACAATGTTTTAAAATAAAAATAGCAGCAGCTATTAGTAGTTATTGTCCTGACGTTGAAAGTTGATTTCATGCTTTTTGTAGTAAGCCATCTCTATATCTTTCCAGGTAAACCCTAGCTTATATCCTAGACTTAAGAGCCTTTCAAAAGTTTCAGTATATTTTTCAAATACAGATGGCTCATATCTAAATAATTTAACATCACAAATAGATTTTATAATTTCAATAAATTCCTCTGTGAGCTCTTCATAGTTTAGATTATTTTTATAGTCATGTATTTGTATGGTCTCGCCACAAATTGAGCTTAAATCATTACCTATGCTTAATAGAAAGTGTAGGCAATCTGCATATTCGTCAAGTATTGTTTCTGTATCCGATGGTTTTTTATTACTCCAGAACTTGAAGAATCTAATCTCATTTGCCAATTCTGACAATTCTACTATGAAAGCCACTATCTTTTTATCAAACTTGTCCTGACCTTGTAAATTGTGTTCTTCTATTATTCTTTCATCAAGTTCTTTCTGCGCTCCAAATAGTTCTTTTAATATCAATCTTTATTCCTCCTCATAGTTAAAATTCCATAGTCCTTGTTGCCCTTTTGCTGGTATGGGTTTCTTTAGCATCTCAACATTCTGGAGCCACCAAGCATAGCGACCTTTTTCATAGTTTCCAAAATAAAATTCATTGCCCTCAATAGCATAATTGGTTTCTTCATGATCTATAAGCTTTACATTCGCCCAATTTACGTATTCTTCTAGTACCAGGCATACATTAATTATTTTAGTCTTTGCTATTATGCAACCTGTAGGAAGGTTTTTCGCAGTTAAGCCATGCTTTGCTAGAGTAGATTTAATTGGTTCCATATTGCAAGCTTCTTTATCTATTTTCTTACCGGCATGAATTAGTAAAGGACCTCTAAGATTTGTTTTCCAACTTCTAGTTTCAAACTTCTTTTCCCCTAATGCTATAAGTGTTGCCCATGGCTGGATTAATGTTATGGTCTTCATCTCTATCCCCCTAAATAACTGTTTTCCCACTTTCTCTAGTTATTTCAATCAACTCATTAATGTTTATTGGCCTGTTGTCTTTAACTACATTTAGATTCTCATTTGTATACCTTTGTTTAAGTTGTTCTTTAGTTATAATATTCGGAAGGTTCCTAACCCACCATCTAAAATCTTTACTATGGATCCCAATTTTTTTCCATTGATTAAACATACGCTTACCCCTTTCTTTGGTTTGATACCGTTTCTACAACATCCCATACAGCAAATACAAATAAACATAATGCTATAAAACTCATGAATGATACTTCCCAATGCAATATAGTTTCCATAAACAGCTTAGTAACAATTAGCGATAGTATTTGTATAAGTGTTTTTCTAGTAATTGTGTGTTTTATTAATTCCTTCATTAATCTCACCTTTACAATTTTTTTGAATTGCCTAGTTATCGTATTATCTTTATATATGGATAATTTGATTTAAATTTAGCTTAATTCCTTATTTTCTTCATAGATTGTAGCTATTTCTGCCTGTAATAAGTTTTTAAATATATAGAATAAACAATTTGTAACAATGCTGTTTCCTGCTTGTTTATAGAGTTGCGAGTTTGAAACTCCAGCATCTACAGCTTTTTTAAAATCCTCGTCTTTAAACCCCATCAACCTCCAACACTCTTTAGGTGTAAGTTTTCTTATTCTGTAGCCAACGTTGTATAAGTAGCTAAAACCGCCAGCATTTCCAACAGGTTGAGCCATAAGGCACATTGCAGTTTTTTCAGATGAATAAACCCTATTACCTTGTCTGTACTGCTTTCCAAAATTAATTTCGCCTATCCCTCCAACTAATTCAGGCATTGGTGATTCAGTTATTTTTAAACCTTGTCTTTGACTTCTCAAGGTAGGCGCATATTCATTATAAATTCTAATACCGTCAAAGCCTTGGGTATCATCTATAAGTACTTTTGGCTGCCTATTTCCACCTTGCATAGTATTTAAAGTCGGTGACAATCCTTCTTCTGAATAAACTCGTCTTACCTGTTCATTGCCTTTTATATCCAGCATACCTACTTGCAGTATTCCAGTTCTAGCAGCATGATTATCTAATCCTTTGTGATAATTTGCATCTAAGCAACTTGCTATTCCATCTTCTTTTACTTTTAATTCTCCACGATTAATTTGCATTGCTACACCATTAGTATTGCAAGTATCAACACACATGGCATAATCACTGGGATAGTTCTTTTGGTTTCTATCTAGGTATTTCAAAGGTACTGAATACACTTCTTTATCTTTTAGCTTTTGTATAAGTTTATCTGTTTTCTCCTGGCTTATATAATATTTTTCATCAACTTCATCCTCTAAAAAATCCTTTAGTCTTAATCCATTATCAAAGCCTTTAGGAAAACTGAATGTTCCTGTATCTATGTCTTTTCTTATGCTTACTATGAATACCCTTTCCCTGTTTTGAGGTATGCCATAGTCTTTAGCATTTAATACTTTCCAGTAGTTGTTATAGCCTAAACTTTCTATATCTTCAAGCATACTTTCAAAATCTGCTTTAAATTTCTTTCCAACAAGGTTTTTAACATTCTCTATTACGCTATACTTAGGCTTGGTTTCTTTTAAAATTCTAAACCCCTCATAGTATAAGCCTGACCTTGTTTCACCCTCTTTTAATCCTCTCTGTTTACCAGCTACACTTATGTCCTGACATGGGAAACCCCAAACAAGTAGGTCTGCATAAGGTAAATTCCTACCCCAAACCTTAGTAATATCACCTAAGTTTTTATCCTCCGAAACCCCATGTACTGCACAATAACTCTTTACCGCATATTTATCTACCTCACAAAAATCTACAAGTTCATAAGGTATCTCTAGGTTTTTTAATGCGCTCTCTGGAGCCCCAATTCCACTAAATAATGTTCTAACTTTTAACATTGCAATCCCTCCATCAATAGTTCGCATAATTTACATTTCAACAAAAGCAACCAGATGCTCTAACGCATACTTTTTATAAAAGCCTTTAACCATTTTTCAGCTCTATTTTGAGCTTCTTCTAATGAATTACATTCTTTAAATACTGCCACAACCACAGCACGCTTTAAATCTTCTCTAACTCCATTTTCTTTATATGTTCTTATTGATAAATATAATTTCCATGTATTACATACAACTTTTCTACCTTCACCTTGAACATATCTTTCCGGCTGAGAAAGTTTTAATCTAATATCTCCTTGGTCCGCAACCGTACCTGGTTCGAATCTCTCATCTTTTTGATACCAATATATCAATTACTTTCCCTCCCTAACTTACGTCGTATTTTAAACAGATCGCGACTAACCTTCTATTTTTATATCACTAAGTTCATTATTTTGACCTAGTAATATCAAATCTTCTATTTTACTTGTAATATTTGAGTTGCTTAACATTTCAACAACTAACTTACCGTTATTGTATACTTCAACTTTACTATCTTTTTGTTTTATAACTATCATAATCTTCTCCCTTTCTTAGAATTATGATTGCGTCACTTTGCCTTTGCTTTTCTTTCACTTATTTTCTGATATATATCAGTTACAATTACTGCAGTTCTTGTTAAATCAGCATCCTTTTGTATTAGCTTATTCTTGTTTAATGTTAATAGCTGCTGCCTAGATACTAGGATTAAATTATTAATATCCAAATTACCTAGGTTGCTATCTCCAAAGATAACCGCATGCCCTTTGGGAATTGGTCCATTATGCTCTTCCCACACCACTTGATGTTTCAATCTCCATTTATTCGGTTCTTTAATTTTTACTTCTACATATCCATCTACATTTACTCTTTCACTTCCTATAGGTCTATGATTTATTGGCTTTTGCCCTTTCTTAAACCACGTTTTTTCGCACCCTTTAGGACATACTCCTTTCATCCCTTTGTTAACAGGAATATTTCCTTTATTAAACTGTCCTGTAAATCCTGTATTTAACTTATATCTACCTATAGCACCCTTTATTTGATTCATTGTTAAATCTAAATTAAACTTTTCCTTCATAAGCTCTTGAATTTCTTTATAATGATGCCCTGGAGTTATTTCTTCTAAGTACTCTTTTTCCTCATTACTCCATATGTGAAGAGCTTTATTTTTACTTCCTTGTGGTCTACCGTTCATATTTTAACCCTCTAACATTTTAGGAATTTCTGTTTTGTCTTTTCCAAGTGTTTCTGCCTGTACTTTTTTAGCTTCAAGTATCAGAGATCCATTTGATATTATTTTTGAAGCAACATCACTTATTGCTTTTGCCCTTGTGATTTCTTCTTGAAGTTCCTCACCTTTTATATCTTCATCATTAAGTCTTTCTAGTGTGGCAAATAGGTGATTATTTAAATCACCAAGTGTATTTCTCATCAAAAATCCCCCCTCTTCAAACTACGAATCAATAATTTGTAACAGCAACATCCCTTGTATAAATATCCAGAAAATTAATCACACTAACATACCGAGAATTTTCTCGACGTATTGCTATGAAATTCTCAGTCTTTTGGATTACCTTTGCTTCTCTAAATCCATTCTCTTCAGTAGCATATTGAATTGTTTGCTCTATATTTATTTTATTAAGCAGATTATTTCTCATCTGGTTAAATTCTTCGGTCTTTCTGTCTCCTTCTACCTGTCTCGCCATATCTACTCTTAAGCCACTTAACCAAAATCCCCTGTCAATCTCAACTTGTTGCTCGCTATTTATAAAGTTTTTGCAAGCATTTTTGCATTTTCCTCTTCTGCTACATTTCTTGCAAGTTTCAAAGTCTTGAAAATCCATATAATCCCCTCTTTAAATAAATTTTCTTAGTCTATAATCATTTTCCTTGCATTTTTCAAAAACTACTACACTTGAAGGTTCTAATATTCTACCTGCTAAAGCTCCATCTAAGTCCATTAGCATATCCGGGTCACATTCCGAACTGTAAATTGTTGGAAGATGATTGATGTATCTATAATTTATAATTGGATAAATATGCTTCATATCTGTTTCCTTCAACTCTCCAATAAGTACACCCTTTTTTACCTTGTCTTTGAATAGATCATCTACTATCAGTAATTCAGCAGTGGTATATTTACTTTGGATTTTTAAATAGTTTTCTTCATCCATAGCATTAGCCTTTAACTCTTGCATTACTTCAATATAAGGCATATAAACCACACTTATAAAATCTTCTCCATTTACTAGTGCCGCACCTATTCCTATGATCAAATGAGATTTACCTGCTCCATGTTGTCCTAAAAAAGCCAAGCTGTTTTCATCAGTTGATCTTATAGAGTTAAAATTTCTTATATATTGTACTGCTTTAGCTTTAGCTAACTTGGTTATTTCTGTTCTGGTTTCATATTCATTTATCTTTTTTACTTTACTTGGAGTAATGCCGAATCTTCTCCATCTTCGCTCTACAAGTTCTCTTTGGAAGCATTTACACCTTTCAAAGCCATTTTCCCCAGGTACCCAACTTGTATCTTGACATAAATCACATTTAAAAGTCGATGTTTTGGAGTTCATCTTCTGTGAGGTTTGCTGGCTTTGTGTTTTTAGTCCAGTCATATTCTTGTTTATTCTCTGAAGAATTGTTTCCAGTTCGCTCATTATTTCCACCTTCTTTTTGGTTTAAAATAGCTAGATTATAATATTTTCCACCAATATCGTATTGAGTACATATTAAGGCTGTACTATCTTTGATTTTCTGTCCGAACAATTCTTGTATTGTTCTTACTTTAACTGGATACTGGTTATTTTTAGTGACCTCAACTACTAATTTATGCCTCTCTAGCAACGTTTTACAGTCCTCTAGACTGTACTTGTTTTCATTCATAGCTTTATGTATTGCTTTTTTCATTGCCGGTGTGAGGCTTTTATGTTTTACTAAATCTAAAGATAAATAGTAGTTGAATATTTCAAGATATATATTATCTTTAGATATATTAATAGATTTATTATCAGACTTATTACTAGATATATTATTAGATTTTGAGTCACCAACCGATTCAGTAACCGAACCATAATCCGATTCACCAACCGATTCAGTAACTGTTTTTGAGTTGCTCTCTATCCCTTTATTTACAATGTCTACAACTGATTCACTAACCGATTCATCAACCGAACCGTTATCTGATTCAATATGCGATTCACCAACCGATTCATTAAAAATCAGATAATACTTGCTGGGTTCTTTTTTACTACGACTTTTATATATCTCTTTGATGTAGTATTCTTTAATTAATTTTGTGAGTATTCTCGCAACAGTACTTTGAGGTATCTCAGTTTGGTCAGCTATTTTTCTTGATGAAGCATATACCTCATTTTTGCTTAGTCCTTTATAATTTTCTTGGGTTTGATTTGAATGTCTATACAGCCATGCATATACTATTAATTCTTTCGGCTCTAGGTCGGCAGGCACTATCAAAAACTTCACCTCCTCACCTCTCTTTTGTCATATCTGATGCTTTATTTTGAATTATTTATATTAGTTCTAATGATCCTATCCTCTATGGCTGCCACTATAAAATCTTTTATAGTTTTGCCTTCTTTTTCTGCTGCTTCTTTTATTTTTTTATGCTCTGCATCCTCAAAATACAAAGGAAAAGTTTTCATCATCTCACCTCACTTTTTATAACTTGTTAAGTTACTTACTATAACCATTGTATCATATATTTAATTACAATAACTAAATAACGAACAATAAATCATATTAATTGTTTACTGTATTTGGTACGTGCATCCTCATATATTTTTCCTTAGTTGCCTCTCCGCCTCTGATATTCCTTTCCTCAGTATTCTTAAGTATTACCTTTTCAACTTCTTCGTGGAGTTGAGGATTTACCTTAAGCAATCTTTCAACAATATCTTTATGTATTGTGCTTTTGCTTACTCCAAAAACCTTTGCTGTAGTTCTTATAGTAGCTTCAGTTGCTATAGTGTAATTAGCTACTTCAACTACCCTTGCTCTTATATAATCTTTCATCTTTGCTTATCCTCCTCATTCTCATTGTTATTTCTAGTAAGTCTTAAACAGCTATTTGTATACTGGCAGCTACAAATACTTTCTCTTGGTGTATTATCTTCTTGATATTTTAAGATCCAATCCATTTTTCCATAACAGTGTGGCTTGTTCAATGTATCTTCCTCCGCAATTCATATTCCGATCTATAAGCATCTAAACAAGTGTTTTTTAGCCATTGTGCGTAAATTTCAGCATCTTCAGTGTCGTATCCAATGTGCTCAGTAATAGCAAGCACTAACTCATCATGTTCCTTCGTAACTATCTCTACGTCTTTAGTAAACATCATTTTTCCATCTTTAGTAGTTCTTACAGTATACTGAGTCTTCATATCAATACCTCCTACTTATTTTCACCATTATTTAACTTCCCCTCTCATATATGCTATTTTAGCTTTATTCAACCTTTCCATAGCTTGAAAATATATATCCTGGCATAGTTGTTCCTCTGAAATTAAACTTGTCTCTATGAGCTTATTTGCGCATAATTCCAATATGTGTAGCATTTGACCTGCTATTCTCTTTTTTGAGTAAACCCCTAAAACTAATTCTTGGTTTTTTTCGTTAGAGCATATTGTCCAGCTGCATACAGAATCATCCCTATATGTAGGTTTTAAATAAAGCTCGTCTACTACCACATTAAACACTTGTCCTTCTAGACTTTTGATAATCATATAAATCCCCCTTTTTTTACTAGAGGAAAGAGACTAATCCTTTCCTCTTTAGTGATGTTATTCTTCTGGCATTCCGAATACTTTTAATTCGCAGTTATTCATTTTACCATCACAGTCTATAAAACCATGTATGTCATTTAATACTTGCATTGCCCTTTCCTTTGTTTTATAAGTCCCCATACAAATGCCTTTACTAATCATTGTTTCTGGTGGAGTACTAGTAAAAATTCTAGTGTCAACTACTTCAACCATTTCTGCTTTTACAAGTCTAGTTCTGTTTTGGCTTCTAATCCACATAATAAATTCTCGCTTTCTTTAGAATGATCTATGTCGTCAGTTCCGCAACTTGGGCACACTGCAAATTTAATCTCATTTGCAGACACTGAGAAAACCTCATTGCATTCTTTACATTGAAAAATTTTAATCATTAACAAATTCCTCCTTTAAAATATTGATAAGTCTAAACTTAATCCTTTATTAGCAACATACACTGGCCTTCCAGTCAACGCCTCTGTATCTTCTTTAAATTGTTGAGAGTTACTATTACTATCACTTAGATGTATTAAGGTTATCTCTTTAACGTGGCTTAAGTCATTTGCTTTTAGAAATTCTTTAACATTTTCTAAACTAAAATGGGATTTTATAAGCCTATTTCTTAGTCCTATTGGAATATAGCCTTGTTTTAAATTATCTTTTAAAATCTCTGCAGAATAATTGCACTCTATAAAAATATGATTTAATTCTTTGAACTTGTATTTACAATAATAGCTGTCTGTAATAAAAAGTAACTTTCCTATTTCTTGATGTTGTATTAAATATCCCAATGGTTCTGCTGCATCATGCTCAACAGCGAAAGGTAATACTGTGAACCCACCTACTGTAAACTGTTTCTCTGATTTAATGATATGTCCTCTATGATTCATTGCCATTGACCTTACAAGTGTTCCATGGCTTGCATATACATCAATGCCCTTTTGTGTTAAATCTTTAATAGCCTTTGCATGATCTAAATGTTCATGCGTAACTAAACAGCCTACTACATTAGATATATCAAAGTTCAACCCTTTTAAAATATTCTTGTAAGGTACTCCAGCTTCCAGGATTAAGGTTTCTTTTTTCCCTTGAAGGAGGTAACAGTTACCAGAACTGCTACTCCCTAATACATTCACTTCCATTTTTAAAACCCTGGAGTTTCTAAAATATTTACTTGTCCTGAAGTTTCTTCTTTATTCTCATTGTCAGCTTTTACAAATTCTTGTTTTTGTGGTTCTACATCAATAATTGTAGTATTGGCATTTTCTTTAATTTCCTCATGAACCTCATAATCAACATTGTTAACTGTTTTTTCTTCATCAAATGCTTTGTCAGACTTATTAAACGCATCTATTAGTATATCGCTATCATCACTGGTATTAGCAAACATTTTACAAGCTCTATTAATTACAGTTTTCTTTGCCATTTCATCCGTAAAGTTTTTATGAGCACCACTTCCACCCTTAGCATATCCTTGGTTCCAAGCTGCTTTTATTTGATTCATATTCATTATTTCTATATGTATTGGGTCATCATCACCGAGTATTACTGCAAAAGCACCTTTGATTTTATTCATATCTATATTTTCGAACTTAGGGTTAAATTTTGTGATTTTCAGCGTTGCAGTATCTATATCAAATTCAGTTTCAAACTCGTCTCCTTCATAGATGCAATATGCTTTTACATCCTTTACTCCATTTAATCTTTTAGTAACTGCTACGGTACCCATGTAACTACGCATAAGCTGTAATTTATCACCATATGATACAAAGTAACACTGTTTTTTTGCTGGGCTTAAACCTTGTATTACCATGTCTAGAAGGGTATTTGCTATACTTGCCTTTGAACATGTTTGTAAAACTGGTTTTTTATCCTTGTTCACAGTCTCTGTAAGTATTAGATACGCACTCTTTAGTGCATTTTCAGCACTGTAGTTTTGTGGAATTCTAAGATCACCTTTAGTTCTTAGGTCCCTTACTCTATTTAATACATCCTCTGTAATATTTTTTTCCTGTGTAGTTGTTGCTACTGCGTTATTTTTATTTTCCATAATTTAAATTCCTCACTTTCATTATTCAAAATCTATTATTTCTTTTTTAATAGGCTCAACTTTGTAAACTGTTGCGTTTGTATCTTGCCCTTCTTGCATTTCTGTTGCAGGTGCATCATAGCAAAACGCAAAGTATTGATTTTTATATTTAAAAACTTCTTCTTTTGCTATACTCCATCTACTTTGGCCTAGTATCGTTTCTTTTACAGATTCAGCGCCCTCAGGAAAACTGTTTAAATCCTCGATGCAGGTAGTATAATTGCCGATTTCAGACTTCATTTTTTTAATTAATTCATCAAGTTCTTTTTCTTCTTCTTCTGAAACAATTGATAGATGTTGATTTAATTCACTTTCACCATAATTTATTTTTAAGGATTTATCACGGCTTACTATTAAATTAATAATTTGTGAATTACATGGGATGATATCATTAACAGATTCTCTATTATCTATTATTACTGGAGCTGAAACTTTATAATAATCTGATAGGGTATTAATAATATCTATTCCTGCATTTATTTTTGCTGCTGTATTTGAATTACTAAATGGAACTCCATCAATTAAAGCTTCACAAGTCTCAACTAAGCCACCATTCACTTGAGTATCAAATAATTTGAACTTAACATATTTAAATTTATCATTTATGTTGCTTTCCAATAGTTCAACCTTTGTTTTAATAAAGTCTTCACACAAGAACTCCTGACCTTCTATTTTTGCTATCTGTTCTGCCAATGATTTTTCCTTATCCATTAATTCTTGTATTCTATCTTTTATATCCTCATTATTTTTCTTTGCTAAAAGTTGTTCTTTAATCTCGTCAATTTTAGCAACAATTTCTTTCTTTTTATCCTTCAGTGTTGATGCTAAGTTATTCTTTGTCATTTCTTCTGATTCTTGTTTTATCAATTCACTGATGCGGTCAATCTCTTCTTTTATGTCCTGGTATTCTTTGTTGCTGCTTAATGTATCTACTGGCTTAAAATCAGCTATTGCAATTTCAATACCTTTTACCTCTGTTGTAAATTCTTTTATATCAGCGTTTACAACTTCTATTTTGCTATCTATAGCTTTTATATCTTCTTTAAGCTTCTCAATTGTTGATTTACCATGTTTACCTTTTGCACCTATACTTGAAAGTTCTTTAGCTTTATTTTGGTTGAAGTTTTCTGTCATTTCAGCTTTTTTACTTTCAATATCATGTTCTTCAAATGCTCTATTGCAAGTAGGACATACAAATTTAGTTTCATCAAATTCCAAGATTTTCTCATTGACTTCATGCCATTTTGCCCTTAATTCGTCATTAGCTTTTGTTACATCTGCTATTGTGTTTTCATAAACAGCTTTCTTTTCAATTAAATTATCTAATGTATTTTTGGTTGTCCTTAATTCAAAATTAGCCTTTTGAAGTTTCTCTTTTAATTCAAAGAGTGGTTTATCTTTATTACTGTTGGCTTCATTTTCTATAGCTTTCAACTTACTTGTTAAACCATATAATTGTTTTTGATTCTCTAAGGTATCCTTAGCAACTTTTCTGCTATCTAGTAGTCTATCTTCAATGTCCTTTAGATCTTTTTCATTTTTACTTAATTCCTGGTTAAGCCCTATCCAATCATATTCTTTTATAGAATTATTGAGCTCATCAATTCTATAAGGTATTGATTTTATATCATCATTAAGTTTTTTCTTACGTGCTGCAATAGTTTTTTTAAGAACATCAATGTCCTTTTCTGCTAATAAGCTTTCTAAATCTTTTAAGCTATAATTGTAATTGATTATTCTATCAGTTGTTATATCACCTATGATATGTAATAGAATATCCCTTCTATCTTGCCATTTCATATTTGTACTAAAATACGAAGGGTTTGTTATAAGTTTAAATATGTTTTCATTAACTATTGAATTTATCTTATCTTGATACTCAGACTTTTTAACCGGAACTTCATCTATGTAATAAAGTGTTTCGTGTCCAGTTAAGAGTTTTTCTGATTCTCCTCGTCTCTTGGTCCATTTTTCCTTGTAAGTTTTAGTTAAAGTAGTGTTCTTGCCATCTATATTTATAACTCCTGTTACTGTATGCTCTAACCCATGGATTATCTGATTATTACTGTCATAGGTTTTAATTTGAAAATTTGATTCCTTATCGCCTACAACTCTGTCTTGACTATCTTTATCAAATAGTAGCCAAGAAACCGCATCCGATATTGTAGTTTTACCTGTCCCATTTTCTCCGCTAATATTTGTTATGTCTGAAAAATCTAAATCTAATTCTTTTATTCCTTTGAAATTCTTAAGAAATAATTTTAAAATTTCAATTTTTTTCATTCTGTACCCCCTCATTTCTTGTTAAAATGCTTGACATATTCATGTTCACGGTGTATATTTTCTTTAAAGAATAATTTTTATTTAGCTTGCTTGTAATCGTTACTTACTAGGCGAGCTTTCTTTTTTATCGAACTTAATATCGTTATTTTTTATTCTTTGTAATGTAATATCGAACATAGCTTTAGTAAAATTTTCTATCATTTTGGATTGATCACCAACTATTATTACTTCCATATATATACCTCCGTATAGATTATTTTACTGCTAAGACATGAAGCAGTTTTGAACTCAGAAATGATCTAACTGAATTGCGCTATTACCGAATTGATTTCTTGTAAGTTTGAAAGATTTGTGCTTTGGGAAAAATATCATCTAACTTCGAAAGAAGCTCTAAACTTGGTGTCCCTCTTCCTGCTTCTATATCACATAACCATTGACGTGATATATTGAGCTTTTCAGCTAATTGTGTAGAGGTCCATCCTATTTTATCTTTTTCTATTTTAATTAGAGTCCCAAGCGTGAGGTTGGTCACATTGTCACCTCCTGTTCGTTATTCATGTTTGATTGCTTGTCTATTCATTTGGTATGTTTATATTGTAACTTGATACCGAACAAATGACAAGTTCGGTATAACCTTAAATTTAAGGAATATTGTTCAAATTATTGAATATAATTAGAATATATCGGCAATACTACCATATACGTTATTTATTTACAAAGTACGTTTACAGTTTACGAAACGTATGTTATAATAATAATTGTTAAAGATAATAAAAATAAACTTTTAAAGAGTTTTAAATAACTATATGACTTTTAAAAAAGAAGGGTAATATAGTGTAGTTAATAATATGGTATTTATAGTAGCTTAACTTATATTCCTGTATATAAAAATAACTATAAGTAACAAATATATAGTTTGAATAATTATAGTACTTATAGCAAACCCTATATTAGAAATAATAATTATAAGAGAGAAATATAGGGGTGTAAATTGAATGGAAGTTGTAAAGGTTAAAACAGAAGAAAAAGAGAGATATTATGTAGCAGATAATGATGGATTACCAATAGAACCTATATTGAAGTTTATTAGGTTTAAGGATAATACCAATTAT